GCCTTCTGTACCGCTGGTGCCGCTGGTGCCTTCTGTGCCGCTGGTGCCACTGGTGCCTTCGGTGCCGCTAGTGCCTGACGAGCCGCTAGTGCCAGTTGTGCCGCTCGATCCACTTGTGCCGCTAGATCCATTATCTCCTTTATCACCAGTTCTGGCAAATGTTAAAATGCAATCATCACCGTCAACGAATGGATTAGAAGCTGAACTATCTACAGGAGAAACAGTAATTTTAAAATATCCAGATGCCTCTTCTGTGGCGCTAATTGTAAATAAGATAAAAACAGCAGTATTAAATAACTTACTTACTTTTACGTGACCCTTTATTGTTGAATTTGAGTCATCAATTGTCCTTAAATAATTCTGAATGTCAGACCCATTTAAATCAACATCATCAAGACTTATTCTTGTTGATGAATTTTGAGTTGATTGGTTAAATATAAAATTTCCTGATCCGGGATCAGAATCAGTTGTTACTGAACTAAAATTATATTTAAATGATGCGCCGCCAAAATTGCCATCTTGACCAGAAGTGCCCGCAGTTCCAGAAGAACCGCTTGTACCGCTAGAGCCACTTGTTCCACTAGAACCACTAGTGCCAGTCGTGCCGCTTGTTCCTGATGAGCCGCTAGTGCCGGTTGTGCCACTACTGCCTGAAGAACCGCTGGTGCCTGACGAGCCACTTGTGCCAGTTGTGCCGCTGGTGCCATTAATGCCACTAGATCCACTAGTGCCAGCAGTTCCACTTGAACCGCTTGTGCCACTTGTTCCATTTATACCGCTAGTACCGTTTAATCCGCTTGTGCCTGATGTTCCACTCGTTCCTGAAGAACCGCTTGATCCACTAGTTCCGCTTGTACCGCTAGTACCATTAGTTCCACTTGTTCCGTTTATGCCGCTAGTACCATTGCCAATTACTTGATCAACCTCAATAATTTCAGTAGGTGGGCAAACTCCAGTTGAAGTTTCTACAATCTCAACTGCACCACAAACTCCTGAAACTATAACTTCTACAGTTACGTCTGGCATATTAGGACAGTGTTGAAATATTAGTATCTACGGCTACTGAGCCTTTTAATATTTTTTGGATTGTGCCGTCTGCGTATTTGACAAGAACATCATATTTTAATGGACCAGGATGTAGTAGTGCGGTTTGAGCAGCAGTTAAAGTTAACTTGATAAGACCAGAAGCTGGAGTTACTTTTGTAACTGTAAAAGTCTGAATTGTAGGCAAGTAATAATCCTGTTTGATTTCTGAATCGATTGTGGCATTTGTAACGTCAATTGTAGTTCCTGTGTCGTTCTTAAGCGTTAAGACTAAACAGAAATCTACGTTTCTTTCTATGGAAATATTATAGGTAGAAGCAGACATGGCGCGGCCTTCTATGAATTTACACAAAAAGCGCACCATAAAGATGCGCTTTCACAGTTAAATTTAATTGTTTTTTTAACCTTGGTATCCAGCAGTATAATAACCAGTGCCAGTAAGAAACAAAATATCAGTTAATCCGCTTTTTGCGACAGTTTGAACGGGCTTTGCCTGATACATATTATAAGCATAGACAAGTTTATTTAATTCTTCAATATGATCTTTTGACAACTGTCTAAATGTTTTGCTTACTTCGTTGCTGTTTACAAAAGAAACAGAACTGTCCTCGTCGCTTACAGAAATAATCGCATTTGTTGAAGATGAGGCAATCGTTTTAATCGCATTGCGCGATTTCTTTTTATAATACTGCGAAAGATAAAGGTGCTTAAAGATATTTTGCTGCTCTTGATTAAAGTCGCCATCACCAGATAAATCAGAGTAAATAAGATTATTAAGCTCGCCAACGTTTGCGCGAAGCCAGCCAGAAATTGAACTCAAATTTACTTCATTTGTATCGGCATCAAATTCGTAAAAAAAGATGCCACTAGCGATGTCGAATAAATTAGCCATTTAAAATTTTTCCGAGTTGTTCTTTTTGCTCTTTTGTGAACATCTCTTTTGTTTGAGGTTGAGGAGAAAAATGTCCTCTACTTTGTCCATTTTGAGTATCGAATTGCTTGAGCAAGCGAGTTCTAATCGCCGCCATGCTTCCAGATGAATCTACTTTCATCTTTCTTGCATAAGCTTGAAGCTCAATGATTCCTAGCTCATTGATATTTTCTTCAAAAATTGTGCGATTAGCGGTGCCAAAACGATTAACTTCTTTGATTCCTAATGCCGTCTCAAGCTCTCTGATTTTAGAGCGGTATTCTGGTGAATTTTTATCTGCAATTTTTTCGATTTGTTCAAAAAGACCACCATTGCCTTCATTTGTTTTTCCAGTAGAGATTTCCATACTAGATGGTAATGTAGTATTTACACTTTTCCAGACTATAGAGAATAAAAAACCCGCCCTTTTTGGGGGCGGGTTTCGAAGCTTATGAGAGCTTATCAGACGATCTTACCAACAAGCGCACGAACGTCGAGGATTACGCGGCCTTCCTCAAGGGAGCCGAAGTAACCGATCTTGTTCTGACGGATGCTGTATTGATCATCAGCGACGAGGGAGAACTCAGAGTTGGAATCTGGGTCAGTAGCGACAACACGGAGAAGTGAGTCGCGGCTGCGGTCGATGCCAACAAGGATTTCCTCGGTAGCGCCAGCGAAGTCACCGCTGCTACCACCAGCAGCGGTAGTGTAAGCGGTTGCGCCAGCGGCGGTGTCGAAGATAGTGTTGAACTTCTGGCCTTTGCCCATTTCATTGAACTCAAGGATGCTTACACCGTAGAAGCTGGGGATACCAGCGCTACCGTAGATAGCAGAGCGCATTTCATCAGTGGCGGGAATACCAACAGTTGAACCAGTTGGGGTTCCACCAGTGCCAGTGATACCGGCAACGGTGTTGACTGGGTTGTAAGCCATTGCACGAATTTGCTCAACAACTTCTGGAGAAACAAGAAGGTCAGAGATACCAGCGCGAGCGCCAGTAGCTGGGGTGCCTTTTGTCCAAGAGGTGTTGATGCGCTTTGCAAGGGTCAGAAGCTCGTTCAGGTCAGCAAGAAGGAAGCGACCGCTTTGATTGGAGCGTTGAACGTGAGCTTTGCCATTGGTTGAAGCAGCGGCGAGAGTGCTCATTACAAGAGTAGCGGAAGTGCGCTCTTGCTTGAGAAGAATCTCTTGAGCCATGCGGGTGAAAGTCTTGGCGACTACATCCATACGATGCTTTGCAGCATAGCGACGGTCGAACGAAAGGGCGCTATCTAATGAATAGGTAGTGACCTTCATTTCTGAAGTAGTTGGAAGAACTTGGTTGGTGGGAAGACCGCCAGCGACGGACTGGGAGTATACAGTGATGTAGTCCTCGTCAGTGATGTCGTAGTAGAGGTCAAGAGGAATGCTGGGATTATCGTCGGCGTTGAATGGCAGGCTGGTGAACAGGTTGCTCAGTGTAGGAGCATTGTTTACTACCTCTGCGAGAACGGGACCAATGAATTCAGCGAGTGCGACTTGAGCGTCATAGGCAACGGTGCGATTACGGCTAGCCATTGCTTTAACAAGCTCAATTTGTTCTGGAGTGCGCTTTAGTGTGATTTTCATTTAAGTAGGTTCCTTTCTATTACATGCGGAGGCCAACGACAGCGAATACGCCAGAGAACTGATCAGGGCTGCTGGTCAGGTTGGAGCGTGAGCCGGTGCCGAGAACGATACCGAGTTTGCCATCATCAGTGTGAGCGCAGCCAGTGATCTTGCCGCCGTTAGCGGAAAGCTTGAAGCCAGAGCCTACAGTGAGGGTGCCATCGATAGCGTCTTTGGAAAGAGTGAAGATACCACGGGTAGCGACTGGAACGGCTTGGCCGGGCAGTACGCACATAAGCTCTTCAGCTTTTTGACGATAATAGAGAAGTTTTTCACCGTTTTCGTCGAACTTTGCAGTCTGACGGAGGGTGAGACCAAGGCAGTTGGTAAGGTCGCCAGAAGCGGCGGGAGTTACCTTGAGATTTACCTTTGGGTATTGGTTAACACCGACAAATGGATAGTCGGTTTTGCCGAGATAAGAGTCAGAACCGTATGAAACAGGGTCAAGGTCAAAGTTGCCAGCGGAAACTTTAACGAAAACGCCTGCGTCACCAGTTCCAACGCCGGTTACATTCTCATTGACGGCAGCGTCAACGAGAGCGTACATGTTTACTACATCATGATCGTCATATTGACGAAATGGTAGGAGACGGATAGCCATATTATGTTCCTTTAGTGTTGTTTACAGTTAATTTTTATTATTTAGAATAGCTTACGCTAATATTTTCACGGGAAAACGCCTGAGCGAATTTTTCACGTAAAGATTTTTCGACAGAGACTTTGCTCTCTGGAGCAGTATTGGTAGCCTTTGCATTTTCCAGCGCAGCTTCAATATTTGCCTGTTTGTCTTCTGCTTTGACTTCGGTAGTAGCGGAAGCTTTGCTGACTTCTTTGAGGCGAGCCTCAACTTGTTCAGCGATCTTCTTTTCGATCTCCTGAGCTTGAGCTTTGATAAAGTCTTTGTTCTTGTGCTTCCAAACGACAGCGAACTTTTCTTTGTAAGAAGCAAAAGCCTCTTCTGCTGAGTCAAGAGCTTGAACTTCACCAATGACAACCTTGCGGTCTTCATCAGAAAGCTCGTATGCGGCATCAAGTTCTGCAACGCGAGAATTGATGCGAGCAACTGCCTCTTCTTGAGCTTTGGCAGTTTTAATCTCGTTAAGCTCTGCTTGAGCTTTCGAAAGCTCTGACTTGATTTGTTCTACGGAAGCGATTGTCTCGTCGTACAGTTTTTGAGCTTTTTCTTTAGCTTCTTTCTCTGCGGCGATAGACTCGCGGTACTCTGCGTCTTTCTGTTTGATGGCTTCAGCAAAATGATTGGTCATTGAAGCGACAGCCTCTTCACCAAACTTCTTCTCCAGAAGAGCAGACTTTAATTCTGCGATAAGTTTTTCTAAGTCCATATGGTTTATAGTTTTTACATTTTTTATATCTAAAATGGAATTTGATTTTTTATTCGATATAAAAGCTTGAACTTCCTCAAAGCATTTTGCATTAAGGGTTTCTTCGTTTTCTTCATCATCCTTCTCCTCTTTTTCGTCTTCAATTGAGATCATAGGAGTTTGGTCAAATGCAACAACGCCATTGACTTGCGCTGCTGGATTTGTTGTGAATCCGCCACCGAGCGGATAAATATCGCCAACGATTAATCTGTGGATAGGAGTTCCATCTTTCATTTTACCGGAGCCTCCTTTTGATTTTAAATAAGGCATATATTCATTGATCTTTTCTGGATCAGTGATGATATCAGCCTCTTTTAAATACGAACTTCCAAGAGCTAAAAAGTATTTGCTAAACCCAATTTCCCAGCTTGCTGAAATAGAATTGTGGAAAGTATCTTTGGGGTCAGAGTTTCTAAGCATCAGTTCTGCAAATTTTTTATCAACAGTCTTGTAAACAACACCAGCAACAGAAAGATAAAATGGGTCGAGTGTTTGGCCCGCTTCTGTTTCTGTCATAAATTCATTAGTCCCCATTTTATTAAATGAGACATTAGTGATGTGACCAACAACTCGTTCTTTGTTATGTTCTATATTAAGATATTTATTAAGGAAGCGCTTCGCAATCTTTGAAGCTGTAGCTCCAGAAATTCCATCCCCATTTGAATTAATCATATTGGGAACAGCCAAATTGAATGAAACGCCAAGCAAGTCAGGATTTTCCTCAAAATCGATTTTGGGAGAAAGCTTCTTAAGCTCGTCCAGAGACGCTTTGGAAACTTGAAATTTTTCGTGCCCAAATGGGTAACAAGCAAAAGATGTCAAGTCTAAAGTCGTTTTATACTTATAGGCCATAGGTTACTTTACAGCAGAATGGTAGAAAATAGCCGCAGAATATTCCTCTAGCGCATATTCTTCCGCAGTGTCCAAGATTTCTTGCATAGGCGAAAGCGTTTCAATATGGTCCATATCATTAAAACATTTCTGCAAATTAAAAACCCAATCTTTTCTGTTGCTAGATGCGACAATCTTCTTGCATAGCTGAGTTATGCTTTCATTCTGCTGCTCGTTTAATTTTTCTACTTTGAATCTTTCCGCTGCAAAAGATACTGCGGATTTCATGAATGTATCAATCTCATATACTGTAGACTGAATATCTTTTCTTGAAGCTTGGGCGACCGCTGGTCTCCCAGCAGTGGAATTTGTAGGAGCGCCTGTTGGAGCGCCGACAAACTCCTCGATAACTGGAATGCCGCCAACGATTGGATTGTAATGGCCCTTTTTGCGCTGCTCGAAAAGAGCATCCTGCGCGGGCGCGAGTTCGTCCGCGCTTGGCAACTTGCCAGTTCTAATAGATTCGATGCCTTGCTCTGGAGACAGAACTCCGATTTCGATCATTCTGCTGATCGTTCTCATATATTCTGTTTCATTCTTCAGGTCAATCTCAGTAAACTTTGCTGTTGGATATGCGCGAAAGCCAAGATCTTTAGAGATTCTTACTATCTCTGGCTGAAGAATATCGTTCAAGAATGCATTACGAGATTCTTTGAGCCTCTCCATGAAGAAACTGATTTTGGCATTTGCTCCGTTGTACTTTTCCTCCCCAAGCATAACATTCATCAAGCCTTCTTTAATGTCTCGATCTAGCACTTTGTATTTTTCCTCTCCGACAACTTTCTTAAGATCAGGAATAACAAATTCTGCTCTTGTAGTATAGTCAGAAACAAGAACACGCCCAACACTCTCATTCATAAAAAGGTTTTGCATGGCGGTCATGTTGGCGGGATTGATTCCGCCCTTGTCTGGGTCCGCGCCCATTGTGATAAGCAAAATAACATTCTCCACGGTGCGGGCAATAGCTTGATCAATTCTCTTTAATTCGATTTTAGCGTTTACATCTTCCAAAACTGGATAGCAAAACGGAATAGCAAAAGGCTCATAATCCTGCTTCTTGTAAAAAGAATAAGTTAAAAACTTTGGATCTAATTTAATCTTTAAGCCGTCTCTAAAGTATTGTTTGTTCTTGATTTTTTCTCTCGTATCTGGATCAAGACCGTTAAGAAGCTCAACGTCTGCATCATCTTTTGGATTTTTTAGTCTTTCTAACTCGTACTCAGAAAGAATTTTTTCGTAGACGGCGTCCGCGAAAGAGCTAGAGATGGTGGTTACGATCTCATAAGGATTAAGCAAGATATAGCGGAGAGGAACCTTATTATTCTTGATCCCATTCTCGCTGAAACCAGAAAGAAGCTTGAAATCTTCCGCATTAAACTTGCCGTCGATTCTGTAATAAAAAATATTACCACTTCTGTAATACTCACGGAAGTATTGATCTTTCAGCTTCCAAAGCTTGATCTTCTCAAACCATTTGTAGAAGAAC